GCATATCCTCGTTATCGCTTTGCGTTGCCTCAGCGTCGATATAAACCCTGGGAAACATCAGCCGCGCTTGTCTAATGCCTTGTTCTACTGTTTGATGGGGTGTTTCTTCGACCGTGCAACCTAGTCCGCGCAGAACATCGGCGTCTGTGCGGCCAGTCTGGTGTCGTGTTGCGAAACCGTCGTGCGGCAGATAATCGGTGCCAAACATGCAGCCTGAATACCGAGGTGAATTCTTCATCTCCGCGATGTAATCACTCAAAATTCTGCGCTGGCCGGTGATATAGCCGACAATTGCAATCTCTGACGCAATGCGTTGCGTGAGAATGATCGACATTAGATCGTTAAAACCTAAATCCCAGACTCTATGCACTGGAATCGTCGGGTTAATCGGCACACTACGAATTCTCGATTCAGACACCGCAGTGACGATCTCGTCGTAGTAGATAGCGCCTTGAACTGCTGGCCTGCATTTGCCCCCCCAAATCGTTGGGTAATCTTTAGGCTGCTTCTCCAAGCATTCAATCCGTTCAGCTTCCAAAACCCGCGTAAACCACGGGTTATCATGCCAGTTCATTTCAACCGTTACGCAATCAGACGGCTGATGCGTTACAAATGCTTGATACGTCGGGTCGGTTTCCAGGTCTGGGTTAAACGTCACCCAAATCTCTGATTCATCTGCCCGAATTGTTGGACGAAGAACATCCCATGATTTTTTCGAGACGGTTTGCGCTTCCTCAACCCAGCAAATGTTGACGCTCTCAAATGATTTAATGGAATCCGCTGTTTGATTCGATAGGCCACTGAAGAAAATCTCAGTACCATTCTTACCTCGAATCTGCGTTTCCAGAATCTGATAATGCCGTTCTAGTCCTAGTGCCTTGATCTGATCACTCAGCAGTTTGTGAACCGAGTCCTTGATTGACTTCTGCACCTCACGCGTGCAGAGAATGCGCGTTTTTTTCTTTGCGCCTAAGATAAGCAATGCACGGGCGAACCCCCAAGATTTCCCGCTTCCCCTGCCGCCGTACGCAACTTTATATCGAGCTGGATCGAACAGAAATTTCAACTTGCCGGGGAATTGAGCATTCATCATGGCGAAACAAAACTCACGCTAATATTCATGTCGTCGCTTTCAATTGTGCGCATTGAGTCAATACCCAGCGCCTCGCGTTGCAGCGCAATCAACGTTTTGCGCGTCTCGGCCAGCATTTTATTGATCTGTGCTTTTTTGCCGAGTTCGTCGCCGTAGGCTTCAAGCTCTTCGAGCAGCCTGGTCGTGATCTCTTGATGCTTTGCAATGTCAGCGCGCGATTCGAGAATGAAGCGGGATTGCATCTCCGAATTAGCTTCGATGATCTCGCGTTCGGCGGCTTTATTAACACTGTTAATTTCCGTGTTAATTGCAGCTCTGTTAATTTTTGCCTCGGCTTTGACCTTGATCCTGGCCGCTAGGTCGCGATCCCACGATTCTTGTTGCGCTCTATTGTGAATCGTCACATGAGACACGCCGAATTCCGCAGCCAAATCTCTAGTTGATCGAATACCTATACGATATTCACGTTCAATTGCCTCCCAATCAATGTCCTTTTTAGCCATTTCCCTTTCCACCAGACGTAAAAAAACCGCCCCAAACGCAGGCGGTTAGATTTAGGGCGGAGTTCGCCCCTTGGTGTCGTTATACCACGTTTTTATCTTTTGTGGTATTTGTTGCGGTAAAGGCACGCGCAACTACTCGCGCGCCTCGGGACATATTGCCCTTTCCGACCTCACGAAAAAGGCAACTCGTATCATGGTCAAGCGTTAAGCGATAGGGCCTCAGCTTCTCGCCATCGGCATCAGGCGCGAGACCGGCGTTTTTTCGCGCGCCACCGCGTTTGTTTGAAATCTCATTCATTTGCTTTAAGTCTTTCGGTGCCAATGCACATTAGCCGACTCGCTAGGTCATTCAGCGTTGGCGTAAATCCAAACCATTCATATTCTGCTTTGAGTTTCTCATACTCAATCAAGCTACGTTTTGGGTTGATGCGCACCCATTTGCGCGCCCGCTTTTGCGTTAGCGGAAGCATCTGTGAAAGAGTGATCATTATTCATCACCCCAATCTATGCGGTTCCAGCAACCGGAAGTGGCAACTTCCTTCAATGTCTTGTAGGTGCTGATGTAAGCACCGCGCTGGTACTGTTCCAGCGTGATGCTGCTGGACAGTTCACGATTGCCCGTGATGTGTACCAGCGCCTGCGGGTCTTCGCCCGCGTTGATTCTGGCTTGAGCATCAAATTGAAAACCTGTATTTTCAAACATTATTCTTCCTCCGCCCGCCATGCAGGAACAAAACCCGCGTGCCGGAAAATGTTGACCTTCCTGACTGTCCCGTCTGCCTGGGGCTGCTCCACGCTTTCGCGCAGAGAGAATGCGTAAAGCGCTTCTATTCCGGCGTCACGCAGTGCCGTTTCAAGCGCAGACATGAGCCATGGCGCGCCGCCGATCATGCACTGACCGAACACCTCGACGCCTGCGCGGCCTAGCGACTCAGATGCCGCAGCGGCCAGAGCATAGGCGCGGTCGAAAACTTCACCCGCAACCGGCAGAGTTTCAAAAGTCAGCAGCTTGCTGACGACCGCCCGCTCGTCGGCGGGCAAATCCACCACACCGACAGCGATCTGCTCAGACGTGGCGGGGTGTTGCGTTAAGTTTAATATCATCATTTATCCTTTCATCATTGCGAGTAACGCAGCAAACGGGCTGCTTTCCATGCGCGCCCGCTCTGCGATTTCATACGCCGCTTTGTCAGCAGCAACCTTTTCCGCTGCCGTTTTCATCGCAGCGATTTGTTCAGGGGTGGCAGAAAACCCGAACTCCGCCTCAGCCACGCGAGATTCATCCCACGCCGCCGCCGTCTTCGGGAATGACTCCCGAATAAAACCCTCGAACAATTCTTTCGAGAGCATTGGGGCTTTTACTGCCAGCCAGAAAAACCCCGCTTCCCAGCTAACTTGCGGAAACGCCTTGCCGGTTCCCCAATCGTCCATAAATGACACCACAATCGTCGTGTCATGGTGGGTAATCTCAAAAGTGGAGTTGCTCCACTTCCCGTCTTTTGTGTAATCCGCCACAACCGCGCTGCACACGCCGGGGATACTATCCCCAGTAAATTTATGCACGCTACCCGACAGTGTGACTAACAGACACCACGCGCGTGAATCGCGCGATCCCTGTTTGTTATTCCATACTGTTTTCATGATCTACTCCTAGTTGCCCCGCTTGGTGCGGGGCGGGTGGGTAAGTGGTTATGCTGATTAGGCCGCTTGACCAAGATGTTTCAACACCTTGGCACGTTCGGCGGCAGACATGGCTGCCAACTCTTGATCAGACACGCTATCTGAATGCCTGATCCACTGCTGCTGGAAAACGCTCCAGTACGTTACCGTTCCGTCTTTGTGGTATGTGGTTTTCATGGTATTTCTCCTAGTTACCCGCATAGTGCGGGCTATGTTGTTAAGAACACCGATTTTTTCCGCTGCCGCATTTGCGACTTCATCCGCTTCTGACTCGTCCAAATCAAGGTTTAAGATATTGTTCACCCCATGAGAGGCGATTTCTTCCAGCAATAGCTGGTCTGACACCTGTGCATTTTTGATAAAACTCATAACATCTGCTGCTGTTTTCATTTTGCTGCTCCTGGTTGGTTGGTTGATGATGATGAATTATGGGCCACATTCAAACGAACGTCAAGAAGTTTTTGCAAATATTTTCAAATTATTTTTTACCGCTCAGCAATCTCTCGTGCGGCGTGAAGTACCCAGCCTTCGATCACGTCGCGCGACACACCAACAATTTTTGGTCTGCCGAAAAAGTAGAATTTAGTCGCGTTACGCAAGTGCCCAGGCAGTTCACGCAGGATGCGTTCAACTTCATACGCATCTCGCGTATCTACCGGCGGAATGTATTCCGGCGTCTCTGCAAATACTTCACTTGATCTGTACTGTGAACATGCTGGAATGAGTGCAGGATATGACAATTTTGCAATCATGCCAGCACTTCCAGCTCGATTCCATCGTTGCCAGTTTTCCAACCTCTCCCAGCCAATTTTCGTATTCCCATCAGGTAGCTGCACGTAGTAACCCCCAGTAGCGTTTGACCTCAATTTTCAATTGCTCTGTGCGCGATTCACCAAACTCACGCTCGTATCTGTAGATTTCAGAAGCACGGTCACGCTGGCCACGGACTCGCGCAATACGCAGAGCTTCACGCTGCATCGCATACCGCTCCTGATCGTCATGCAGGCGTTGCTGACAGCAGACCATCGCGGTATATGTATTTGATGATATATCGCAATATATGCAGCTCATTTCTTAAATATTGATACATATTGATCACATGTTGAATACAACTCAACATAGTCGTCCTTTATTGCAGTTGCCCCAATTTTTGCCCCGGTTTGATTCCTGCATTTCGCAATACGAATATCCGCGACATCAGTCTGTGTTCCAGCGTCGAGATAGATACAATTTCTACATTGAGCATCTGCAATATGTTCCAATTTATTCCCCATGAGAACTAACCCGCACCTTGCCGCTACTCCACATCCAGTCGAGGGTTTTGTAGAAAGCTCTACGCCACATAGACTGCACATATTCGCGCGACTCTTTGCCAGTTCTATTGTCGATTTCGTCATGGCAACGCCCGCAGACGAATGCGACAGCAGAATCACTTGCTTTTATGCCCATGCCCTTCCCTGCTGCTTGTTCATTACAATGCGCTGCCACGACTGTGCCGTCGTTGTATCGCCCGCATGACATGCAATGCGGTGCATCTTGCGCTAAATTGAGTAAGGCCCTCGACCGGAATGTCATAGCAGTCTCTCCTGCATCACTTTGCCTAATCGAATCGGTCTCACCTCGTTGAATTCTTCAAGGATCACTCTAATCATTTCGTATGGATCGTCTAGGTGACGCCAGAGATACGGCGCACAGTGCTCACCATAGAGAAAATCAATCATATCTTTGTGATATATCTCGAATTCTTGTTGGTCAGTTTTGGCATAGCTGATTGACTTTGGTAACGGAACGATGCCACCTTTTGCGCCAGGCACCCAATCCACAAAACCCGCGCCAATTTTTAGCCAATTTCTGAATTGCTCAAAATCTTTGAAGCGTTCCTGCGCGTCAAACACCCGGCTCTCAATCAGCATGTGCCGACGGTGGAATGCGCGATGCCTCGGGAAAACGACCGAAATTCTGCACATCTCGCCAGATCCCATGCCGACGATATGTTTTACAAATCGCCTCCAGGCTTGCGCATCCGCTTGCTTGATACCGTCGATGACACCAAACAGGAAATCCCGCACGACCGCGCGGGTTTTCTCATCCGGCAAATCTTTGTCGGTACGAACAATGACTATGTCAGACATCTACGAACAAATCCGGGTAAGTTGCTCGTATTTTCGCTTCCACGTCTTCCATGTGTACTTTTGCAGCATCATACTCATCTCGACCGCGCAGTCTGCAACATTCCCTACCAGCCAGAATCAATTCCTCCAACAACGGATTGGGAATCATTAAAGCGCATCGCTTAAATTGATGGGTCGCGTTTTTTCGCATCGTTTGCTAGGGCCTCCGCTTTCAGTGCTGCATACGCCACGCAGTCCTCAGCACTGTCTTGGTGAAAATACTTACTCTGCCATTGCCGAACATCTTTCAAATCCTGCATCAATAACCAGCCTTCAGCTTCAGTTAAATTGTGGCCTGTCTTCGCGTTGAAGCAGACCACCGCTGCTGCCATCGACCTCTCTCCGCCCGGTGCGTCATACGTCTCGCCACGCTGCGTCATAATGTCTATCGCGCGGCTCATGAAATAAGCTGCCGTCATTGGCCTGGCGACTTCGGCATAGTGCTCTCCGTCATTGCCATTGCTGCCGATAATGTCCATGCGTTCTC